CTACAGCGATGTAGAGCCTTTCTTTTTTTCGGCTTGCACCGAATTTGCACCAGTCCTCAAGGCAGGCAGTCGCGCGGCATCCGCTGCAAGATGCTCGGGTGAGAGATGTGCGTAACGCAGCACCGACTGATACGACCGCCAGCCGCCGAGATCCATGAGCGCGCGCAGCGACGTGCCGGCCATGACGTGCCAGCTCGCCCAGGTGTGCCGCAGGTCGTGCCAGCGCAGAGGCGCGATCTTCGCGCGGCGCTGCGCCGCCTTGAAACCGTGGTTGTTGCCGCGCGTGTACGGCTCGCCATCCTCGTTCGGGAAAACCCAGCGCTTGTGCTTGCCGGCCTGCTGCTTCAGCACGTCGATCGCCGCGTCGCTCAGCGGGGCGCCGATCGCGCGCTTGCCTTTCGCCTGGCCGCCACCGAACCACGCAACACGGCGCTCAAGGTCGACGCGCGACCACTCCAGGCGCAGCACGTTCTGTTCGCGCCAGCCGGTGGCCAGCGAGAAGAGGTAGGGGCCGCGCAGATGCTCGGCCAGTTCGTCGTGCAGTCGCTCGGCCTCGCGCTGCGTGAGCCAGCGGTAGTCCTCTTTCGGCTTGCCGTTCTCGATGAGCTTGATCGTGGGGAGGCGGTCGACCCAACCCCAGGACTGCGCGGCACGCAGGATCGAGCGCACGAGCGCCATCATCTTCTCGGCCGTCGAGCGCGACGTTGGCGCTGCGTCCTTGGCGCCGGCGCGTTTCACTCGCGGCTCGGCCATGCGCTTACTGAGCAGGTCCGCCAGCAGATCCGAATCGATCTCGTCCAGGTACAAGCCGCGCAGGTGCGGGTCGAGCCACCGCAGGTTGTGCAGATCCTTGCGCAGGCTGCGCTTGGCCTGCTTGTCTCCCAGCCACCGCGTCACGGCCTCGGTCCAGCGCCGGCGCGGCTTCTCGCCTAGCCGACTCGTGCGGTACGTTTCCGCATGGAGTTTCGATGCCCATTCGGTCGCGAGGGCGCGGTCGGAAGTCCCAGTGCTGCGAAATACGCGCTCTCCGCTTGGATCGGTGTAGCGGATGTAGAGCGTGCCTTTCTTGCCTCGGGCAACAAGGGTGTAGGGGCTTCGTGCCATTTTTCGCCTGCGAGATACGCGTCGAGCGCGGGTCGGCTGAACTTCCATCGACCACCGACCTTTCGGCCTGGCGGGTGGGACTTGGTATGCATCATGTTGCGCAGCGTCACGGGGTGCATCTTCATGTGGCGCGCGGCTTCCGGCAGCGTCAGAACCTCACTTGCCTCCATCGTCGATCCTCCTGATGAAAAGCCGGGTTCGCTGATGCTCCAGGCCGTTCTCCCGCACCCACAGCCGGTCGCCGGGCTGGCCGAAGGGGCAGGGCACCCAACCGTCCCACTCGCCACCGGTGACGTAGTCGGGATACCAGGGCCACGACGACCCATCGTCGCGCTCCTCGATCTCCCACGGATGGCGCAGCTTCACGGCGCGCCGCGTCTGCGTCTTGCGCCCGTCGAGGATGGCGCGGACCATGGGGCCATTGAACAAGATGGGGCGCTCAGCCATGGCTGCCGCCCTCCGGCGCCGACGCGGCGGCGAGCATGGCTGCGTCGATGTTCAGTCCGAAGTTGTGCTCGCAGCCACGATGAGTAGCGAACGCTGCATCCTCAACGACTGCAAAGTCTTCAGGCTCTCCGGCCGCAAGCATCTCGATGAAGCGATAGCGATCCGCATAACGCTGCACATCCTCCTGTACCTTCGCCTGCGAGGCGAGGGCGGCCGAGATTGCGTTCAGCGCCGCGGCGATCAGTGGCGGAGCGTGGCATCCGCCACGCAACTGGCGAGCCGGTGCAGCGGCACCGAGCCTGTCCCACTCCGCGGCCAGCAACTCCCGCGCCCGCTGTTCGGTGTCAGCCATGCGCCTTCCCCTGGCTGTTGGTCAGCGCCAGCACATCGTCCTTCCGCGCCCAGTGCGAAACCTCGGCGTAGTCACACGAACCGAACAGCCACCCGTTGTTCCACGGATCGCCGGGCAAGTACGAGCTTTCCCCGATCGTCCACGCGCGGCCAGGCGTATCGGTGTACCGGAAACGCACAAGCACGTCGCCAGAGTCGTCGTAATCGGTCTCAGTCGGCAGGCGGTCTTTGACGCTTACCCAGAGCGCTTGCAAGTCCACCTGCGCGGGCGGGGCGGTGTAGAGCGGCTGCGTGAACTTGCCGGCCGGCGTCTTCCGCGCTGGGAGATAGTGGCCGCCTTCACCTCGCGCGGGGTCTACGTGCGCCTGCATCTGTTCCGGGCTGACCCATATCGCGGGCGCATGGTCCGTAGGCTGGCGCGCTGCGATGGCGGCGGCGACGCGAGCGAGCATGTCCGGCCCAGTGTCGCTGCCGTCCGTTTCGTACCCGATGACCTGCTCGAACAGAGCCGCAGCCGCTCTCTCCATCGCATCGGCATACGCCACCGCATCGGCAAGGCCCTTCGGGAATCGCTCATCCGCGCCCTGCTGCTCGGCCTGCGGCTGCGCTGCGCCGCGCAGTTCGGCAATTGCCGCCAGGATCGGCTCTGCACCACCCTGGTCCGGATCGCAGCCAAGCTCGCGAGACACTTCTGCCAACGCGGAGCACGCATCTACGAACATGCGCTCGTAGTTCAACTGCGGCTGCGCTGCAAGTAGCTCGGGGAGGGCGGCGAGAAGGGCCGATTGCATCGCAATTCTGTAGCGCTCATCGACTCCGGCCGAGCCGTAGGCCGTGATTGCTTTCAGGCTTCGCTCGCGTTCCGCTTCAGCAGTTGCGGCAATGCGCTCCAGCGCCTCGGGGGTGATCGTGGTCATGCGCTGGGTTCCTCACGGCTGGGGATGCGCTCGCGGATCTCGATCAGCTGCTTGATGATCTCGGCGGGCAGGGTGACGTGCTCGACCTCGCCGGCCTGCAGCGCGGCGCGGACGTCTTCGGGCAGGGCCTTGTCGATCTGCGCGGTGACGTCGTCCAGGGCGGTGACGATCTTCCGGGGTAGCGGCTTGGGCCTGAACATCCTGGGCGTGACGCGCTTCTTGCCTGCGGCCTTGGCGGCCTCGGCTGCGCTGGCTATGAGTTCGCCGGCCTCCTCACCACGGTGGCGCACCAGGTCGACCGCCGCAGTCGCTGCGATAGTGCCGTTGCGGACTTGGTTCTTCACGTCCTCGTTGGCGCGCCACAAGATCAGCATGTTGTCCACGTGTACGCGGCTGACACCTTGGTCCTGCGCGATTTCTTCAGGTGACCAGTTGAACGCGGCCAAACGTGCATAGCCCCTTGCAGTTTCCAGCGGTGCCAGTTTCCGGCCCTTGGCGCTCGACAACATGCGTGATGTCCGCTGCACATCGTTGCCAAGGAAGGGGATGACGGATATCCACAGGTCGCCGCTCGGGTCGCGAATCGCATCGCCAGCGCGCAGATAGGCCAACCGACGCCTATGCCCTTCGACGACGAAGACTCCGCCACCTGGCCGGGGACGAACCTCCAAGGGTGGCAGCACGCCGCCCGCCAGAATGTATTCCTTCAGCTGCTCAATGCTCTCCTCGAACGTGACGCCGTTCTCGTCGATGCCTAGCGGGTCGCGCAAGTTGAATCCGGGCTCTTCGTGGATGTCCTCGATCCGGAACTTCAGAGCGTCGGCGCGCCGCGCCGTGCCGTCCTTGACCAACTGTTTGAAGGAGGGCGCGCTCATCATGCACCCGCCTTGCTGAGCTTCAGCGCGCCTTCCAGCAGCAGGAACAGCCGGCGGACTTCGCCGGTCATGAGCGCGAAGCGCGCATCCATCTCTGCGCGCACACCGTCCTGGCCGGCGTCTTCGAGCTGATCGAGCGCGCCGTCGAGGAACTTCAGCTTGCGGATCACCAGGTCGTCGCCCAGGACGAATGACACGTGGTCGTCGAGCACCAGCGCCAGCCGCGCGACCTGCTTGCCGGCCTCCAGATGCTTGCCGATCTCGTCCGAGCGCAGTTCCTGGTTCTGGCACTTCACGACCGCGCCGCCCTCGATGGGATCCTGCATCTGGCATTCCTCGCCGATGCTGAGCCCTTCGGGCAGCGGCTCGCCGGCGATCCAGGCGGTGAGGACCGAGCGCGGCGCCACCTCGGCGTTGAGCGGCAGGACCGGGAAGCTGCCGAGCAGGTTGCGGATCTCCGACATCGCGTTCTCGCCGGCCTTGCGGCTGGACGTATCCACGGCCACGTAGCCGTGCTCCAGGTCGAGGAACAGGTCGGTGCGCGAGGGCCGGACGAACGCGCGCGGCAGCAACTCGGCGATCAGGTCGTCCTTCAGGCGCTTGCGCGCGCGGCCGCCGGGGCGCCGGCCTTCCTTCTCCTCGATCTCGGCGACCTTGCGCGCGAGCAGGTCGTTGACCACCGAGCCGGGCAGGATCTTGTCCTCGCCGCCGACGGTCAGCCACAGGAAGTCGCCGACGCGGTGCGACAGCGTCGCATCGCCGGCGCCGAACGGCGAGACGAAGCCGCGGGAACTCATTTCCATCGGGCCGACGGGCTTGAGCTGGGCTTCCGGCAGCAGGGCGTCGACCTCGGAGAAGTCGATCGACGTGGGGAAGCGGAAGAGGGTCAGGTTGCGAAAGAACATGGCGCGTCCTCAATGGGTTGCGTGTCGGCGGTGGTGCCCTCGGGCGCGAAGTGCAGGCCCAGGGCGTAGAGGGCGTCGGAGATTCCGGCCTCGCGCGTTTCGGCGCGGACGATCTGCGGCTCGGCGACGCCGGGGATGTGGACGGTGACGATCAGCATCGGCGGAGCTTCCGGTCGATGAGGGAGACGATCTGGGCGCCCTGCTGTAGGGGCGGATGGTTCTTCTTCGCCCAGGCGCGCTTGTAGTTGTTGCCGAACTGCACGCGCAGGTCGTGGTGGCGATCGCGCACGGCCTTGCAGGCTTCCTCGTAGCGCTTCAGCCGCGCCGCGGGAGAGATCGCCGGCTCTCCGAGCATGTGCGCCGCCAGCGCGGCTTCCTGGGCGAGCGAACCGGTGGGCAGCTCGGGCAGCACGCGCTGCACGATGGCGTCCAGGCCGTAGCCCAGCAGGTAGATGCCGTCGTTCATGCCATCGCCCTCTGGTGGACGACCCAGAACAGGTCGGCGATTTCCGGTGGGCAGCTCGGCAGGGCCTTGGCTGCAAGGAAGGCGCGCTCAACGGTTGTAGCGATGCGTGCCTGATCCCCATCGCCGGCGCCGAACGGCACGACGCGCTCGCCCGCTTCGCTCAGCGCCGTGGCAATGAACTTCGCGCGGTCATCAGGGTCCATGCGACGCAACTGTTTCGCGATGTCGTGAGCGTCGACGCAAACCTCCACATCAACATCGACGCTCTTGTAGAAAGAAAGTTCCATGGCAACTCCTTGTGCTCAGAGGCGGACAAGCCGGGTGTGCTTTGGGACAACGCGCTCGGCCTGGGGCGCATGCGTGCGTTCTTCGCGCGGCGACGCCATGTGCCGGCGGTAGGGGTGGAGGCGAGGGTTCTTGGCGCGGTCCATGGCTGCGCGCTGTTCCGGGGTTGGGTCGTAGCGCTTCATGCGAACGCCGCCTTGAGCTTTTCCAACTCGCCCTGCCTTGCCAGCGACTGAACCGATCTGGCCTGGTTGCGCAGATCTTCCGGCCAGTCCTTTGCAGCCTCCGGCGTGACGCTGCTCCAATCGATATCGAGCCGACCGAACGCTTCTGCAGCCGCGATCGCAACCTCCTTCGTCGGCGCCCTGCAGATTCGCAGGCCAGTCGGGACGTGCGTTGCCGTCCACCGGTCGCATTTGAGAACCGACGCGTCCTGAGTCGGATGGACGGCGATATGCTCGCTAACCGGGGTTGCATGGATATCGACGGCGCCAGCGTTGGCGATGCCCTCGCTCGGCTTGCCGAAACGGATGGTGATGATGCGGTTCTCGGCGGTCATGACTGGCTCCGGGATGCGCGCAGGTCGCGGCGCAGGGCGGCGATGGCGCCGGCGGCGGTGGAGTTGCCGGCCAGCACCTTGGCGCGCGCAGCACGCGCGGCGCGGATCGAGCAGCGATGGCTGTAGCGCAGGCGACGTGCGGCCAGGTAGACCGCGCCGTAGGCGGCCCAGGCGCGATCGCTGGGCTGCGGCTGAGGCTGATTCAGGGCCGCGCCGTTCATCGGCCACCCCGCAGGAAGTCGAGCGCTATGACCACTGCCGTGAGGTCCCCAGCACGCAACAGATAGCCATCGCGGTGCTTCTGGAATTCAAGCTTGCCGCAGGCATCCATGAGCGCTACGAGCCCCAACTTCACCTCCGCCAAGCGAAGCGCTCGCTCGGCATTGATGATGTTCGCTGAGCCGTCGATCTGGCTGATCTCGAAATCGAGCACCTCCAGTGCAGAAGCGGCGCGGCTCATGGCCGGCGCTCCTGTCGGAGGTAGCACCGCACCTGGATCAGGCCGCCACGCGCAGGGCGCATCCAGCAGTGATAGCCGGCCTCTTCCTGCTGCAGCTGGTACTGCACCGCGTTGGTCTTGCTGGCGAAGACGGCGGACGCGTCGCTGGTGTCCTTGACGCGGAAGGCGGACACCAGTGCGGCGGCGAGGATGCCGAGGGCGAGGTAGGCGAGGGCGCTCATTGCGCACCGCCCGCGGTCGCGGCGCTGGGCAGCGTGCTGATCTTGATGCGCAGTACCACAGGGCCGTTGCGCGTGTCGCCGGTGATCGTGCCGTGCAGCGCCGCGCGCTCAGCCTTCGACAGGTTCCGCCACTTCGCAATGGCGTAGTCGCCGACCAGCAGCCCGATGGGCGCGCCGCGCTGCTGCGAGCCGTAGGAGACGCCGCGCTCGCGGCACCAAGCCTCAGCGGCGCGCAGGGCGGCGAAGTCGCCGGTGTCGTTGAAGGGGACTACCATGGTGGTGGTGCTCATGCCGCGCTGCCTACGCGGGCGATGGCGCGCAGGCAGCGCGGGCAGGACACCGGTTGCTGCTCGCACACAGTCCAGCCCACGGATCGCCGGCCCGGCTCCGCGCCACACAGCGCTTTACCTGCGGCTTCGGTGAATCCGCCTTGGCGGCGCACCTGGGAGGACGGGATTGCGTGCAGGTTGCTGCCCTGTCCGCGCTCCAGGCCGTTCGCGCAACGGCCGGCGAGCTTCGCCGCAAGCACATCCACAGCGACATGGGCGCTCACTCGGACACCCCGTCGGCCCGAGCGGCGAGGGAATCGGCTTCATCGGCGGCGCGGGTCAGCTCGTCGCTGAGCCAGCGGGCCTCGGCGGGATCGATGTGGATGCCCATGCAGCCGAGCTGGAGGGCGACGACGGGCTTGGAGCCGCGCCCGAGGGGAATCCAGGTGCCGCGGGCGGCGATTGCGCCGCCGGTGCTGATGGTTGCGAAAGCCATTTCAGTTCTCCTGACCCGGTCGCCGATGGGCGATTTCCCTGGGGCAGAGAGAGTGTCTAGCACTGTGCTAGTCAATGTCAAGCATGAAGCTAGATTTGTCTAGCAAGATGCTTTGCGTTTCGGCACGCTCCTGCGCGGGCCGCCCGAGGAGTGCGGCCCGCATCGCGGAGGCTGCCGGCATTGATATCCTGGTCCAGAATGGCCTCGGGCGGCCTTCGCTCAAACCACCAGGAGAGACTTATGGCAAACGTAGGGAATCGGGGACGGGCGCTGTGCGCCGCGTTCGCTGGATTGAGCGCATTGGCCGCGGCCGGCGAGGCGGCGGCATGCTGTCCCAATGACGGGAATGGGTCACCCAAAGCGGTGGCCAAGACGGGTCTCGGCGATGCGCAGCCCGCCGCGTTAGATCTGGCGCAGGATCCCAGTTGGCACGTCTATCAGTTCGCGCGGGACGGCATCACGTACCTACAGATCAACGACCTCACCGGCAACGTGCGAGCTGGTGTGGGCCGCGTCGACTCGACGGCCTGGGTGATGCCAATGGGACGCGATGTCGATCGTGTCCGGCTTGTCACCTCTGCTCCCGCCAATGGCAAGGTGGTGTTCCGTTCGGCCGAAGTGGTGGTGTTCGTTGTGCAGTCCAGCAGCGGCGACGAGTGGTACGTGCAGACGCCGGCCAAGACGCAGTAGCGTCTCGGCGGCGCAGCACCTTCAGACTACGAAGACGATGTGGTCATGGCGGCGCCTTACGGCGCCGCCGTTCGTTTGGATACGGAGTTGCAGGCTCGACCAAGCCTCTTCGTCGAAATCGAAGTCCGTACCGAGCGGGCGGTACCTTTGAACCTTCACCAGCACCCTAGTTGAGCGGTTCCTGGTCACAGTCTTCACGACAATCTGATGGTGGTCGACGCCCGACAGGGTGCTGACCGCGCCCACGATGCATCTGTAGGCAAGGACGCTCATGTCGGTCGACAGTGCGGACGCATCGCCCTGAAGTCGATAGTCGATGGCGGTTCCGCAGGCATTAGCGAACGCACTAGACCGCAAAGTCCAGTAGAGCCCCTCGGTCTCGATGCCGAGAGGGTAGATGGCGGAAACCTGGTCCAGGAGCATCTGCGTATTGGCGACGCTCTGCTTGGTTGCGTCCATCGCAAGCTCGTACTGTCCTTTCTCTTTCAGCGATCCGACGAAACCTCTGTACCCCCAGGCGATAGACATCTGGGAGGTTGCAAGCGCTCTCGCACAAGATCTGAGGTCATGTTCGGCCAGCCGCTGCGTTTCGCGGGCAACCTGTATCGCGCGCAGTTCGGCAGCTCGCAGCTTTGCTACGCGGGAGAAGTTCTTGGAGATGCTGACGCCAAGGACGAACATCGCAGTTGCCAGCACCGCCAGCGCCTCCTGCGCGACGAAAATGGAATCGTCGTGAGCGCCGACCGCGGTGAAATCCGGCAGGCTAAAACCAATCGCTATCGCGGCGCCCGCGATTCCCACTGCAGCGCCGCGCCACCCGTGGCGGAAAGTCAGCGCGATAGGTGGCAGCAGCATGATTGAAAGGATGCCGGGCTTGGCGACGTCTTCGTTCAGCGCCGCCGCAAGCAAAAAGGAAACAGCGAAGAACGCACCAGCCAGCACCGAATCCCGAAGCAGTCCACGCGGCTGCTGGTCGGAAGGCGCTTTCCGTGCCCACAGCAGCAGCGGAAGCGCGATGCTGAGCATGGCTAGATAGTGGCCGACGGCGAACCGGACGAACAACTCGAGCGTGACGTCCTGCTTTGGCCCATCGAGGAAGAAGTTCAGCCCCGCATTGACGGCGGAAGTCCAGATTGCCGTCCCTGCCATGATCGCCGGGACCAGAGCCTCCTTACTCCAGTGGGCGGGTGCAACCCGTTGGGCGAACCGAGGGAGTAGCGAAACGATGGGGAGCAGCAGTGCAGGGCTCAGGTAGGCCCACTGCATGGAGTATTGCTCAGCCTTAGGGATTCGAAGCCACCACAGCGCAAGGGCGTCACCCAGGAACAGGTATGGCCAGAGGCGTCGCGGAAGAAACAAGAGCCCGGCCATGCGGATGCCGGCAGGCAGATACCACTGGGAGACCGAAGACCGCCAGAGGAAGATAAACAGAATTGCGTAGGTGACGGAAAGAGCGATTCCCTTCGCCACTGGATACCACGTGCTGCGGCCCATCTTGTCTCCCCTCCTGATGCGCCAGCTTACAAAGGAGATAGGCGCATCTTGTAGACAAGAAAACTAGCTCGCCTTCCTCTTTCTGCTGGCACTTTTCGGCTTTTCGTTAAGTAGCCTTTGCAGCTCCGCATACGCGGCGCGCATCTCGTCGTTGTGCGCTTCTAGAGCGGTGACCAGTCCTGCGTCCGCCTCCAGGAGCGCCGGAACCCGATCGAGCGTGGGCAGGTTGTCCATCCACCCCTTCGGCTTCCCGCAAGCGACTTCAAACGCTCTCGCGTTGTCACTGTCCATCGCACGAGCATTCGCTCGCCCGAGCCACTGATTGATCTGATTCTTGTCCTTCTCCACGGCGCGGCCCAACGCGGCTTGGCTACCGTATTGCCGGACAAGCTGTGCGAGGCGGATACGCCGGATTTCGTCGATGGTCAGCATCTGCACAGACTAGCTTTAAGCTAGACAAATGTCGTCTAGCTCCAAGCTAGTCATGTCTAGCATAGTGCTTGACGAAACATCTAGCAAGTGGCTAGATGTGCGGCATGGACTTGATCACCTACATCTCCAGCATGCAGCGCCGAAAGCTCCTCGCTGAGGCGTGCGACTGCAATCCGCACTACCTGTACCAGATCGCCACGAACCGCCGGCGGGCCAGTCCAGAGCTGGCCGAGCTGATCGAAAAGAACAGTGAGCTGATCGGCCCCGAGCGAGTGCCGAAGGAGCCGCTGGTCTTCCGCGAACAGGTGAGCGCGCCCGACTCCGCAAGCGCGACGAGCGACCCCGACGAGCGCAGGATCGTGCCGGTCGAGGGGGCCTGACGTGTCCGACTCGACCCTTCAACCGGTTTGCGATCTCAGTGTGTGGGCGAAGAGCCGGACGGTGCTGAGCTTCCGCGACCACGCGAATCCATTAGAGCCACAAGCTCTCCAAGGTCTGCGTGCAGCCTTCGAATGCTCTCTTCGTTCAGGCCGACTGGTGCCATGGGAGCCGCTGACTGCGGCTCGCCGCCGGGCGCCCACGGGAGGGCGAGGAACGTGAAGATCGCTCCATCCAAGCTCTCCAGCACATCGATCTTCCAGTCGATCAGCAGAGCCTTGAAGTCCGGCATCGGCACTTTTTTCATTTCGCCCTCCTCGGGGGTGGTTGTGTGTGTGGAAGCCGCAGAGCACCGCGGCGCGGCGACCTCTTGTCGCGACTGCGTGGACGCCGCGCGCTACTTCGCCGGCCACCCGGGCGGGAAGTACTTGCCGCCTGCCAAACCGTTATGCACGGCGGCCTCCTGCGACACGAACGCTTGCGAGGCCGCTGGCAGCAGCTCGGCGGGGAGTCCCACCGCTGCCAAGTCCATTCCGAGGCTCTGTCGGCGCATGACCAGATTGGTCCGCATCACCTGCCCGATCGAAGCGTTCGGGTTGGGGCTGCCGATGAGGGTTTGGACAGCCTTCTCCGCCGCGACGCAGCGTCCAAGCAGGTGCGCAATCAGTTGCTGCGCTTCTCCGAGGTCCATGCAGGGTCTCCTTTCTAGTTGAGGTCTTCTGAAATGCTGCAGATCCATTCACTTGTCGTCACGCACGCCGGCCTGTTCGTTGAGGACCGTAACGCGTGTATCGAAGTCGACGAGTTCCGTATCGCGCTGACCAGCAGCACCTGGCTGCTGATGCGTCGCATGGCGCTCAGCCCAGGAACCTTTGAAGTAGCTGCAGTGCAACTGGCCAATTCCTCAGCCCAGCATCCACCAACTGCAGCGCAAGGTGTTTTGTGGTCTCGGCAGGCAGCTCTCGCAGCTGATCAAGCAATCGCTGCTTTTGAGAAGGGTCTTCATCCGACTCGCGAATCTTCGCCTCGATCAGTTGCCGGAGATCCTCCTCATGCAACTTGATCGTGACCACGCCGAGTATGGCGCTGAGGCCACCATCATCGGCCAGGAAATCTATACCCTTCGCGGTGATCTTCGCCTGGAGCAGCAGCGGATCGTTCTTCAGGTCGTGAGCGAACTGAGCCTCAACGAGCCCGTGTTCCATGAGATATGCGATGTTCACTCGCAGGGAGTTGTCGCCAGGAAAGTCGCTGACCTGGTTCGGGCGCAACCAGCCCGGATAGTGTCGCATCAGGGTAGTCAGCAACTCCCGTTGGCGCTCCCGCATCAAAAGATCCCCCATCCCCAGTCCTCCTTGTGGGCTGCGCCTGTCGGCTTGCCAGCTTACCGGCGATGCCCGGGCGCACGCGTAGACAGCGCCGTTGTGGGGGTCTGGTAGTGGCCAGCAAGATCTCAGGCATGGTGTTTGACCGCTATCCGGTGGGCGGCGGCGAGATGCTGTTGGCGCTGGCGCTGGCCGACCACGCGCATGACGACGGCACTCACATCTTCCCGTCGATCGCGCACCTGGCGCGCAAGACGCGGCAGTCCGAGCGGGCCGTGCAGTACCAGCTGCGCCGGATGGAGGCGTCCGGCTGGCTGATCCTGGTCAACGACGGGATCGGCGGCCGTCGCCGTGGGCGCGACGAAGGCGGCCGCACGCGGCAGTACCGGATCAGCCCCGAATGGATGAAGGGTGCAGATTTTGCACCCATCGCCGACGGCGCCGTGGAACATTCAAAGGGTGCAAATTCTGCACCCTTGAAGGGTGCAAATCGCGACAGGAAAGGGTGCAAAACGGCGCAAGAAAGGGTGCAAATTGGAGCAGAAAAGGGTGCAAAGCTTTTGCACCCGAACCAAGAGCAACCTAAAGCAACCGTCATAGAACCACACAGCACAGGCGCGGCCGAGCCGCCGGGTGTGTGTGGAACATCGCCAGGCCCGATCGCTGTCGCGCTCAACCGTGCAGCCATGGCCGCCGGCCGCAGGCACCAGTGCACCACCAGCCAGAACCCCGACCTGATCGCAGCGGTTGCCGAGGGCGTTACCGCCGATCACGTGCTGGAGCTGGCCGAGATCTACCACGACAAGCCGGCCGGCTACCTCATCGCCGCCGCCCGGCGGCAACACGCCGCGAAAGCCTCCCCGCAACCAACCGCCAACGGTGCCAGCCATGCAACGACTCTTCGATCCGGCCACGAATCCCACGCCGACCGCAGCGCACGCCTCAACGGCGAAGCCCTCGCACGACGAGCGGCAGCAAGCGGCGGCGCACCTGGCGGCGATCACGGCCAAGGCGGAGCCGGAGCCGATCCGATCGACGTCGAGTGGTTGGCCGTCTGACCGCCTGGTCACCGCGCTGGCCGGCCTGTGGGAGGCGATGAACGGCGTGTACGGCAACACGTGGTCGAGCCAGTACGGCTTCAGCCCGTTCAACCCGACCACCGGTGACCTCACGCAGGCTGGCAAGGCGTGGTCCGAGTCGCTGCAGGGGCTGACGGTTCGGCAACTGGCCGCCGGCGTCACCGCGGCGCAGCGCACCGGCCACGAGTTCCCGCCGAACGCCGCCCGCTTCCGCGTCCTGGCGCTGGGGCTGCCGTTCCTGCCCGAGATCGAGCGGCAGTTGGCGCCGGGCCAGGACCGCAGCGGCTTCGCGGTGCTGGTATGGCAGTTCCTCGACGCCTACCGCTACCGCAGTGCCGATGGCCGGGACCAGCAGCGCATGCTGCGCTCCGCATACGACGCTGCGCTACAGGCGGTGCTGGACGGCAAGGCGAAGGTGCCGGAGCCGGCCGCGGCCAGCATCGGCTACGAGCGGCCGCGCGTGCACCAGGTCAGCGACCGCGACAGGGCACGCGCGAGCATGGAGCGCGCTGCGAGGGAGCTGGCGCTGGTGTTCGAGCACTCGTCGGAGAACTACATCGCGGAACTGGACCGCGTGCGTGAACAGATGGAGTCGCGGCCGATCACCGGCCAGGAGCTGGATGCCGCTCTAGCGGGCTCGCAGGAGGGGGCACGATGATCCCTGCCGACCAACTCCGCGCGTACCACGAGCAACTGGCGCGCTACTGCCTGCAGCAGACCGGCGCGTGCACTGCGGCCGAGCTGCTGGAGCACATGGGCACCGCGGCGATGATGCAGGGGCATCCTCGGGAGGTTTACACAGGCCTGTCCGTGGCAGCCGTTGCTGGCATCGTGCGCTCGCTGGCGGGCCGCGGGGAGTTGTGCCAACAGGGCACCCGCAACAACGCCCGGCAGGCGCGCCAGGAGCCATTGTGGCGCGACCAGGGCAGCGCCCCCGTCAGCATGCCGCCGGCACCAGGCCACAGCGCGACGCAGCTGACCATCACGTCGCCGGCCGCCTATGGGACCGAGACAAAGGGCGGTCTGTCCGTCGGCCAGAAGCTGGCGCTGCTGCAGATGGAGTTCGACGACATGCAGGGGCGGACGGCGCGGGAGTTCGAGGAGTTCCAGGCGCGCACCGCGCGCGAGTGGCAGTCGTTCCGCTCGCGCGCCGCGCGGGTGCTGGGCCTGGCCGGAGAACTGCCGGCATGAGCACCAGCAAGCGCGCGCTCCGCTACAACAGCGAGGCGGACATGCCGGAGGGCATGCGCAAGCTGCTGCAGGCGAGCCAGCAGCGCGCCGCGGTGCCTGCGCTGCGCCCGGAGGAGATCGAGGCCGAGGCGCCGCGGCGGCGGAACAAGTACGGCAACGTGGCCACGACGGTGGACGGCATCCGCTTCGACAGCAAGCGGGAGGCGCGCTACTACGAAGACCTCAAGCGCCGGCAATCCGCCGGTGAAGTGCATTTCTGGCTGCGCCAGGTGCCGATCCACCTGCCAGGAGGCACGCGCTACGTCCTGGACTTCCTCGTGTTCCTCACCGACGGCAGCGCGCAGTTCGTGGACGTGAAGGGCCGCGAGACCGCCGTGTTCCGCCTGAAGAAGCGCGAGGTGGAGCACCACTACCCGATCCGCATTTTGCTGGCCTGAAGGACGGACATGAACTACTCCATGGACCTCCGCCGCAAGGCAAATGGCGATCCTGGTCTTGCAATCTCAGTCACGCATACCGCGGATCCCTTCGAGAGCGCTATCACAGTGGGCGAGAGCAGCGCGCATGTGCTCAAGATATTGCGGGTACTCCTCCGGCAGCAGTATGCCGATTTCAGCCACGTCCATGGCTTCTTGATAGCGGAAGACCGCACGCAGCAGCTGGGATCCAGGTTCGCCCAGTCGGTGGAGCTCGGCAACGTTTCTCCAAAGTTGCTCTGGCACAAGGCGCGACGACACGGTGCCGCAGTCGGGATGCTGGTACTCGACCGACCATACTGCCTCCTGCAGGTTGGAGCGAAGGCGCTTGATATCCGTGAGGAGCACCGCTCCAAGACTCAAGGCTGCGCGGGCCTCCCTGTCCCTGGTGTCCAGCAGTTCCGATATTCGTTGCCACCTCGCGATGAGGACGGCAGCACAGATCGCCAGTACGGAGCCAACGGCCTGCACCCAGGCCGGCCAGTCAATCGGCTTGCCGGCGGCGACATGGACCTTGCCCGAGGGTGGCGTGACGAGGCCCCAGGCGAAGAGCGCGCCGAAGCCAAACGCCATGATCAGCAGAACCACTGTGTCTCGCCCGAACGGCCGTTCCTTCATGTCGATCTCCCCTGTGGTGGCTGGATTCTAGCCAACTCGCGGCTCGCGGCCGCTGAGAGCGGGGTGCGAGCTCTACGGATTGACATCAAAGAGGAAGATGCGAACGGCTACAGCGGCAACGCTGCAGCGTTCCTCTGCGTACCTGATGCAACGAAAGAAGGTCGACTGATCCTCGAAGCGGAGCCTTTCCGTTTTCAGGAGGCGCCGAGCATCTTCATAGGCATTGATCGCCGTGAAGCCGGGACCCCCAGCGTCGGCCATGAGGTGAAGCTGGGATTCAAGGTCCCGTACTTCCTGGGGGACTTCCTGCATCACCATGTGGAAGTTGGCTCCGGTAGAAGCGCCCTTCTCCGCGACAGCAATTACGTCCCTGATGGTGACAAGGAATCTCTCAAGGATGCGGTTGGCCAGAACGTATCTGGCCTTCTTGTCGAGCAACTCTCGCTCGGCTCGCTCGGCCTTCGCCGTCAGGTGCGTCCAAACCGCAATTCCTATCACGGCGCCGATGCCGGCAAGGCTGCCGACCGCCTGTATCCAGGACGGAGCAAGTGGGTCCTTCAGGACGACAGGGACGCTGCCGAGAGCAGGCCAGAGCAGCAATGTTGTGGTGAGTCCTCCCGCGGCGAAGCAAATTGCCGACGGAATAGGCGCAAACCGAACCTTCCAGCGAACCTTCATTCCCTGCTCCAGCGCTCCATCTCGGACGATTCTAGCGGATGGTCGGCCGGGCGCTGGAGTGCGGCAGTATGATCGGTACCAGCACCAGGCCGCCCACCCCGGCGGAGGCCGCCCGCATCGTGGCGGCGAAAGAAGGGCCGTGCATGGCCTGCCTGAGCGCGGCAGCTGCTGGGCTGATGCTGCCGCAGGAGGTGGTGATCGGCTGCGACTACAACCACACCAAGAGCGGCAACATCCGCCGCGGCCACATGTACGGGTATGCCCTGTGCACCTGGCACCACCGTCGGCACCCGCGAGAGGGCTGGACGCTGGCTGACACGCGGGAGCGCTACGGCCCGAGCCTGATGGACGGCTCGCGGCTGTTCCACGAGACGTATGGATCGGACGACGAGCTGATCGAGCAGCAGACCTACGTGCTGGAGCACGAGACGGCATGAGCACGCTGGAAGAAGACCTGAAGCCGTTTCAGACGGTGGACCTTGCCGCGGAGGTGGCGCGCCGGCTCGGCGCTGAGCCGCCGCCGGCAGCCAGGGCGTCGGCGGCGGCACCGGCACAAAAGGACGCGAAGCCGTTCAAGAAGCGGTCGGATTGGGCCAGGGACCAGATCGCCAACCTGGAGCGCAACCTGGCGAAGGTGGAAGCCGAGTACGCCACGGCCGCCGGCATGCGGCGCAAGCAGACCGCGATTGCCACGATCACGGCAGAGATCCAGAAGTTTCGACGAATCGCCACTGCGGCGGAACGCAAAGGGGAGTGACCATGGCGGGAGAGACGATGAACGGCGCGGTGAAGGTTTGCGCCGAGTGCGGCTGCGCGCGGGTGCGGTTGGTGATCCGGGATCGAGGGGAGCGGGCACGGCTGCAATGCACGCGCTGCGGCGCACGCGGCGCCGAGGCGACTGGCGAGTCGGCGGTATGGTTCGCAGAGTATGCGTGGGCACACGGGCGGCCGATCCGAGACACGAGCCGCTATGGCGGCCCAGCGGCGCCTGTCCGAGGAGGAGAGGAGGCGGCAAAGGGTGATGACCGCGATCCCTTGGAGCTGCTGGCGCGCATGCTGGTGGGCGGTGGCTACCGGGTGCCCGTAGAGGGGCGGGGTACCAAAGGAGCCCTGACGAGCGCCGACATCGCTGGAGCACTGGCGTACATGAAGGATCCCCTTCAGCGGGCGACAGTCCTCGCGGTGGCAACCCGCGCAGGGGACGCAGAAGTTGCCAGGCTGGCTGACCATGCATTCCGCCATGTGGCCGAGCACTTTCACACGGAGCGCTTCGGGCCGTTGTCTCTAAAGCTGCCGGCAGACCGTTGGAGGCTCCGACTGGTCGTGCACGCGGCAGCCACAGAGTTGGTGTGGCCGGAGCGGCGCAGGCCGCATGGCGAGTTGGCCAAGGAGGCCAAGATGCGGAAAAGTACCTATTTGCAAGCACACGCCAGCGCTCTAGCGTTGCTCCAAGAGGCCCTGAGCCTGGGCAGGCGCAGCTTCAGCGGAAAGCTGTTTCAGGCTGGTTTCACTAATTCTCAAGGGTTGAAGAGAATCGTGTCAGTCGCCACATAGGGCTAAAGGGTGCATGACTGAAGCCGAAAACGTGATAGGCGCATGGTTGTATATACAGACTCGCTGTATATACAATCCTTCAACGGTACCCCGGAGACGCCAAGGATGGATGTTCGGATTTCTGCACGAGTGCGGGAAAAGCTTGAGTTGAAGCATGGTGTCACGCCGCTTGAGGTCTACCAATGCTTCCTGAACAGAGACGGCCCATCCTTCCGAGACAACCGAGAAGACCATGAAACCGACCCCCCCACCCAGTGGTTCATTGCAGAGACTGATCACGGCCGCAAACTGAAGGTCGTGTACGTTCAGTACCCTGATTTCTTCGCCATCAAATCAGCGTTCGAGCCCACGCAGAAGTGGGTCACGGACTACGAAACCCTGTGCGTTCAGCACAGCTAACTCTTGGAGCAAAAAATGAACAACATGGTCGACAAGGCTGTCGCCGAGAGCCCGTGCCCCTGGGAAACAGGGGAACTCGGCACCTCGATCGCGCATGCATACGTCGCGCCCTCTGATCATGGAAGCGCAGTGGACGATGCGCTTGGCTTGCAGATGATCTCGCTCCGCCTACAGAAGAAGTTGATCGCTGACCTGAAGCTCATTGCGGAGGCCGAAGGCTTGGGCTATCAGCCACTGATTCGTCGCGTGCTGATGCGATTCGCGGCGGCTGAGTTCCGAAACAGAGCGCACGGTAAGCTTGCGCCTACGTTGTCGGATTTCGGCGGCAGTCCCGACTGCGATGAAGAGGTGCCACAGATGAGGGTGGCTGTTGGTTGAGCCACTGGTCAGGTAAAAGAAGAGCCCCGCGTTGCGGGGCTTTTTTTTGCCCGCCGACTTCCTCATGAGGAGATTTTTCTCCTCATGAGGAAGAAGTTGCCTCAGGAACTGGTAGTGGCATCAAATGCCTAGCATGGGCGAAGCTGTGCAACCGCGCCCGCACGAAGAAGTCCCGACGACACACCAGCAGAGGCCCTGCCACGCGGCGGGGCTTTCGCGTTTCTGGAGGCAGCATGGCTTTCATCACTCCCGAGCAGGCCGGCGGCCGCAACGTCGTGGCCTTCCTCGACATGCTGGCGTGGTCGGAGGGCACGGACAACGGCAAGCAGCTCACTGCGGACCATGGCTACGACGTGCTGGTCGGTGGTGGCTTGTTCCGGAGCTACGCCGACCACCCGCGAGTGCTGGTGGACCTGCCGAAGCTGGGCATCAAGTCCACGGCGGCGGGCCGCTACCAGCTGCTGCAGCGCTACTACGTCGCGTACAGCAAGTCGCTCGGCCTGGGGGACTTCTCGCCGCTGAGCCAGGATCTGATCGCCCTGCAGCAGATCAAGGAGCGCGGCGCGCTGAAGCTGATCCAGGCCGGCAACATCAAGTCGGCCATCGCCAAGGTGAGCAACATCTGGGCGAGCCTGCCGGGCGCCGGCTTCGGCCAGCACGAGCACTCAATCGATGACCTGCTGGCCGCGTACAAGCGCGCCGGCGGCGCGGTGGCCTGACGTGCCCCGTATCACCATGGCCCAGGCCGCCGCGGCGGTGCCGGTCGTCGCCGGCATCGCGGCCATGGCCGACAACTGGCCGGCGGTGAAGCTTTTCCTGGTGGACGTGGGCGAGTACATGACCACGCCGCTGGCAGAGGCCATGTGGCAGAGCCTGGTGATCAGTGTCAGCGTCGGCCTGGTGCTGCCGCACCTGCCGCAGCAAATCGGCATGCGCGCCGTGTGGTCCGCAGACCATACAAAGGCGCGGATCCGGTTCTGGTCCTGCCTGCTGGCCATCGCCATCTGCTGGGCGCGCGTACCGACGCCGCGCGGGTTCTGGTACTCGCTGATCTGTGGCTTCGCCGCGATGGGGCTGTGGACCACCGCTGCGGGCTGGATCTACCGCATATGGCCGTGCGCCCGGCCCGAATCGCTGAAGCCAAACCCGGCCGACGCACAGGACGAAGGAGCCGGCGATGGCCCGCGCGCGTAGCCACAAGGAGGCGATCAAGGGCCTGCAGCAGGCGCTGGCACTGATCGACACGCGAAACGCCAGGCCCACCGCCGGCCTGCTGGACTCGCTGCGCTCGATGGTGTCGGACGCGGTCGAGATCCTGAAGGAGCCAGACCCGGTGACGCGCAGTGCGCTGCTGGCTGTGGCGATGCTCGTGGAGAGCACCGAGGTCATCCAGGCCAAGCGGAACGGCAAGAACATCACAAGGATCTCGATCACCGACCAGCTGGCATACAACTGGGCGATGAACCGGATCCACGAACTGGCAGCCGGCAAGTAGCCGGCTTGATGGAGCACCGACCGTGAATCGCATCCTGCTCATCCTCGGCGCCGTCCTGCTGTGGTCGGCGGCCATGTTCGGTGCCGGCTGGTCCTGGCGCGGCGACCGCGCACAGGGCGCGACCGCGACGCGCGACGCCGGCGACGCGAAGGGCGAGGCCGCGGCACAGGCCGACGCCCGCCAGACCGAGCACACCCAGGGCCAGGCGATGGCCGACATCGGAGCGAAGCATGAAGAAGACCGTACAGCGGCCGCGGCCGTCCCTGCTGCTGTTGTTGCTGACCTGCGCGCTGGCAATCTCAAGCTGCGGGACGGTTGGGCAAGTTGCGAAACCCAACGTCTGTCCGAAGCCAGCGCCAGCACCCGCGAACGTGATGCGGCAACCCAGTACCGAGAAGAGTTTGCGGCACGAATTGTTCGAATCGGACGGGACGCCGACGACCAGCTACGAGCCGCCCAGGCTGTGATCAAGGCGGATCGGGAGGGGTCGGCTTCCGCGGGGAAAAGCGGTCAATGACCCAGAAGAGGCATGAAAGCGCCTGCAGCGCCATGTTCAGATATTCGATGTGGTCTTGCATGTGGTTACTGCCCTCCGGTTGAGTGAAATGCCAGTGTGATAGGGCTTCGCGAGCAATCAACGGTGTCCGCTCCGGCTGCTCCTCTATCCCTTACGGCACGAAATTCCCCGCCGGCCTGGTGCGGACTCTCCGCCGGACGGCGTGGCCGTTCCACTTCCGGGATTGCCGACCCGATAGGGCGGCCTGGACTATCAGAGAGGAAGGGCGCATGGGTCGGCTCAGCACGGTACCGAGCAGGCTGAAGCAGGTTGAGAGCCGGCTAGCGTCGATCAACACCGACAGCTGGCGAGCGGGGAAGCAGAGCAGCACCGCGCGCGGCTACGACTACAGGTGGCAGCAGTACCGCAAGCGCTACCTGCAGGAGCATCCGCTTTGCTTGATGTGCGAGGCGACTGGGCGCGTCGAGGCATCGACAGTCGTCGACCACGTGGTCCCGCACCGAGGCGACAAGCGGTTGTTCTGGGATCCGACGAACCACCAGGCGCTGTGCAAGAACTGCCACGACGGAGCAAAGCAGCGCGCCGAGCGCGGAACCTGAACAGACAAGCTGAACGGGCGCGACGAGGTCGGGAGCCAAGCGGCTCGAAGGGGTGGGGGTGGTCGAAAGTTTGCCGTCGCATCGCGGCCTAGACCGGTCCCCCTCCCACGCGCAGAAAAAATTCCCCTTTGGGCGAGGAAATCAGCAAATGGCAGGCGTGAAGGGCAAGAGCGGCGGCCCGCGTAAAAACGCTGGTGGCGCAAGGCCTGGCGCCGGTCGGAAGCCGAAATCTGCGACCCCGCCGGCGCCTCCGAAATCAGCAAATGGCAGGGCCAAGGCCAAGCCGAAAGCGGCATCGGCGGTGGAGGTGAAGCTGGAGTCGCAAGCGCACGGCGGGGCGCTGAAGCGATCGAAGGATCAGCCGGTGCAGCAGGACGATCAGGACATGCTGACCCTGTTGCAGAACATCGCACTCGGCCGGACCACTGCCAGCGCGATACAGGTGAAGGCGGCCTCGGTCGCGGTGCAGTACACGCATGCCAAGAAGGGCGACGCCGGCAAGAAGGAGGAGAGACAGAAGGCAGCAGAGAAGGTGGGTGGCCGGTTCGCTGCCACGCCGGCACCGCGCCCCCGGATGAACTGAGGTGACCCCGGCTTACTCCACCGCCTGCCCGGACTGGGCGGCGCGACTGCGCGCGGGTGCTTCGATCATCCCCGGGCCGATCTTCCCGGAGCGCGCCGCTGAAGCACTGGCGGTGTTCCGGGAGCTGCGCATCGTCGATGCGCCTGGCAGCCCGACGTTCGGAGAGGCTTGCGAGCAGTGGGTGTTCGACTTCGTGGCGGCCATCTTCGGCGCCTACGACGCGGAGACGGGCCGGCGCCTCATTCGGGAGGTGCTGATGCTCATCCCCAAGAAGAACAGCAAGTCCACGCTCGCGGCCGGGATCATGGTCACCGCGATGATCCTGAACTGGCGCATGTCGGCCGAGATGATCATCTTGGCCCCGACAATCAAGATCGCGAACAACGCCTTTGCGCCGGCGCGGGACATGATCAAGGCCGACGAGGAACTGGTCGAGCTGTTCCAGGTGCAGGACCACATCCGGACGATCACGCACCGGCTGACGAAGGCGACCTTGACCGTACTGGCCGCCGACAGCGACACGGTCGGCGGCAACAAGGCCAGCTGGGTGCTGATCGACGAGGAATGGCTGTTCGGCAAGAAGGCGAACACGGAGGCTATGTTTCGGGAGGCCACCGGCGGCCTGACCTCGCGCCCGGAAGGGATCGTGATCAAGCTCAGCACCCAGTCCGACGAGCCGCCGGCAGGGGTGTTCAAGGCGGACCTGCAGCGCATGCGTTCGATCCGCGACGGGTTGATCGTCGATGCGACCTCGCTGCCGGTGCTCTACGAGCACCCGCCGGAGATGATCGCTTCGGGCGACCATCTGAAGTTGGAGAACCTGAAGCTCGTCAATCCGAACTTCGGCGTCTCGGTCGATGAGGAGTATCTGCGGCGCGAGTACACGAAGGCGGACCAGGAGGGAGAGCACGCGCTCCGCGGTTTCTTGGCAAAGCACGGAAACGTGGAGGTCGGCCAGAACCTGCGGTCGGATCGTTGGGCTGGTGCCGACTTCTGGCAGGCCCGCGCCGGCGCGGCCCTGTCGTTGGAGGACTTGATTGAGCGCTGCGAGGTTGTGACCGTCGGCATCGACGGCGGTGGTCTCGACGATCTTCTTGGTCTGGCCGCTGTCGGTCGCGAACGGAACAGCCGCCGATGGCTGGCATGGTTCCACGCGTGGGCACATGAAATCGTACTGGAGCGCCGCAAGGACGTGGTCTCACACCTGCGCGACTTCCAGCGCGACGGGCATCTGACCATCGTCGAGTTGCCCGGCCTCGACGTCCAGCAAGTCGCCGACGCGATATGCCAGATCAAGGACGCAGGACTGCTGCCGGAGCAACACGCCATCGGCGTGGATCCCGCAGGGATCGGCGCGATCGTCGATGAACTGACGGCGGAAGACCGCGGCGTCGACATCGGTCAGATCGTGGCGGTGTCCCAGGGCTGGAAGCTAAACGGCGCGATCAAGACGACGGAGCGCGCCCTGGCCGGCGGGAGCCTCACCCATGGCGGCCAAGCACTGATGGCCTGGTGCGTCGGCAATGCCAAGGTGGTGCCGGTCGGCAACGCCATCACGATCACCAAGCAGGTCAGCGGCTCCGCAAAGATCGACCCCCTGATGGCGCTATTCAACGCGGTGTCCCTGATGGCCCTGAACCCTGTTGCGCGGCGGACCTCGGTGTACGAGGAGCGCGGCTTTCGTTACCTCTGAGGGATTCCATGTCTCGTTTCGATGCAGCTTCGCTGCAAGCGCTGGACGCGATCTGGCGCGGCGAGGCCGCGCCGAGCCGGCCGCGTGCCAGCGCCGAGTCGCAGAGCTTCAACGGCTTGGACGATCCGCGGCTCTTGGAGTTCATCCGCACCGGGTCCGGCGAACAGTCAGGCGGCGAGCAGTTGCGCAACATGGCCGTCCTGCGCTGCGTTTCGCTGATCTGCGGGACGATCGGGATGCTGCCGATCAGTCTCATCGACGACGGCCCGGAAAAGCGTGTTGCCTCCGAGCATCCTGCGCACCGGCTGCTGAAGGTGAAGCCCAACCCGTTCCAGACGCCGCTGGAGTTCAAGCGACAGATGGAGCTGGCGCTGCTGCGGCATGGCAACGCCTATGGCCGGATCGTCTGGTCGGCCGGCCGGCCGATCGCAGTTATTCCGCTCGACAGCACGGCGATGGACCCGAGCCTCGGCGATGACTGGAGGATGGTCTATCGCTACAGCTCCAAGAACCGCGGCGAGGTAGTGCTGCGGCAGGAAGAGGTTTTTCACCTGCGCGACCTGTCGGCAGACGGGGTCAGCGGCCTGTCCAGAATGAGACTGGCGGATCGGGCGATTCGACTGGCACTTGACGCGGAGCAGGCCGCCTCCCGGTTGTTCAACACCGGCAACATGGCTGGCGGTGCGATCGAGGTGCCGAACGCCTTGAGCGACCAAGCGTATGACCGCATGCGCGCCAGCCTGGACACCGAATTCGCCGGCGTCAGGAGCAACCAGCGCTGGATGATCGTGGAAGAGGGCGGCAAGGCAAACCAGTTCGGCAGCAACGCTCGCGATGCCCAGCAGACCGAGAACCGCAACATGCAGGTTGAGGAAGCGGCGCGAGCGTTCGGCGTGCCACGCCCGCTCCTGATGATGGACGACACGAGCTGGGGCTCTGGCATCGAGCAACTCGGCATCTTCTTTCTGCAGTACACGATGCTGGAGCGCTTCACCAACTGGGAGCAGGCCGCGGCGCGCTCGTTCCTGACCGACTCGGAGCTGGACCGCTACCAGTTCAAGTACAACGTGCGCGCGCTCATGCGCGGCACCCTGAAAGACCAAGCAGAGTTCTTCGCCAAGGCGCTCGGCGCCGGCGGCCAATCGCCGTGGCACACCCAGAACGAGGTGCGCGACCTCTTGGATTACCCCGAGTCGACGCAGCCCGGCACCGACGACCTGCGAAACCCGATGACCCAGAAGGGACCGAGCAATGAGCCTCCGCAAGCTGCCTGAGATCCGCGCCGACCAACGCTTGGGCGCGGCGCAGTTCGACATGCGTCCCGACGCGCTGGAGAGGTGGGAGCCCGAGGTGCGGGCAGCCGGCGCCTCCGACACCGCGATCTCGATCTACGACGCCATCGGCGACAACTGGGAAGGGACCGGCGTCACCGCAAAGCGGATCAGCGCCGCTTTGCGCTCGATCGGCCAGCAGGACGTCGTGGTGAACGTCAATTCCCCGGGTGGCGACTTCTTCGAGGGGGTCGCGATCTACAACCTGCTGCGCGAGCACAAGGCCAAGGTCACCGTGCAGGTGATGGGCCTGGCGGCGTCCGCCGCGTCGGTCATCGCCATGGCCGGCGACGAGATACTGATGGGCGATGGCGCGTTTCTTATGATCCACAACGCCTGGGCGGTCGCAATCGGCAACCGCCACGACATGGCGGACGCTGCTTCGCGACTGGAGCCTTTCGACGCCGCTATGGCACGGGTCTACGCCGACCGCGCGGGCATCCCGGTGGCCGAGGCTGCCCGCATGATGGATCAAGAGACCTGGATCGGCGCGAGCGATGCGGTCGACGGCGGCTTTGCCGATGGCCTGCTCGGGGGCGAGTCCGTCGTGAAGGACGGCAAGGCGGCCGGCGGTCGCAAGGCACTCGCGCTGGTGGAGGCGGCCATGGCCCAGGCCGGCCACTCGCGCTCCATGCGCCGAGACACCCTGAAGTCCCTTTTTTCCGGCACGCCGAGCGCTGCCGGAGCCGCCACGCCGCGCGCTGGCTCCGAAGACGCAGCCTTGCTGCAGACCCTGCTGAAAACCATCACCACGAGGTAATACAGATGAACGCGATGAAGAACAGCTGCGTCCCGCGCGGCTTGATGGCCGTGCGCGCCGATGGCGGTAATCCGACCGAGGTCAAGGCCCTGGTCGAGGCGCTGAACAAGGCTTTCGACGAGTTCAAGGCCGAGCACAACAAGCAGCTCGACGAGATCAAGAAGGGCAACGCCGACGCACTGCAGGCGCTGAAGGTCGACAACATCAACGCCGACATCAGCCGGCTGCAGAAGGCGGTCGACGACGCCAACATGCAGTTGGCGTCCGCGCAGGTCGGTGGCGGCGCCGCGGAGAAGGTCAAGGACCGCGAGTACAGCGATGCATTCCGCGCGCACTTCAAGAAGGGCGACGTGCAGGCCGCGCTGAATAAGGGCGCCGCCCAGGACGGCGGCTATCTGGCTCCGGTCGAATGGGACCGCACCATCACCGACAAGCTGGTGCTGGTTTCGCCGATGCGGCAGTTGGCCACCGTCCAGTCCGTGGGCGGCGCCGGCCTCACCAAGCTCTTCAACATGGGCGGCACGGCGTCGGGCTGGGTCGGCGAGACCGACGCGCGACCGCAGACGGCGACCGGCCAGTTCGCGTCGCTGGCCTTCGGCTGGGGCGAGATCTACGCCAATCCGGCGGCGACCCAGCAGCTGCTGGATGATGCCGAGATCAACCTGGAGGCGTGGCTGGCCGGCGAGGTCGAGACCGAGTTCTCCGGGCAGGAGGGCCTGGCCTTCGTTTCGGGCGATGGCGTCAACAAGCCGTTCGGCATCCTGACCTACGTCACCGGCGGGGCGAATGCTGCCAAGCACCCGTTCGGCGCCATCACCGCGGTCAACAGTGGCGCCGCCGCGGCCATCACGTCCGACGGCGTGCTGGATCTGATCTACGACCTGCCGTCGGCCTTCACCGGCAATGCGCGCTTCGCGTCGAACCGGAAGACGCAGGGAGTGGTGCGCAAGCTGAAGGACGGCGAGGGCAACTATCTGTGGCAGCCGTCCTACGTGGCAGGCCAGCCCGCCACGCTGGCTGGCTTCCCGGTCGCCGAGGTGCCCGACATGCCGGACGTGGCCGCGAACTCGACCCCGATCCTGTTCGGCGACTTCGCGCGCACTTACACGGTGTTCGACCGCATGGGCGTGCGCGTGCTGCGCGACCCGTACACCGCCAAGCCCTACGTTCTGTTCTACACGACCAAGCGCGTGGGCGGCGGCGTGCACAACCCGCAGCCGATGCGGGCGATGAAGGTTGCCGCCGCCGCGTAACCGCAGCGAGCGTTGTGGGTGGCCGGCGCAAGCCGGCCACCGGTTCTTCCTCCCTGATCAAGGTGCAATATGACCAAGCTCATCAAGCCTTTCCGGGGCGTCCCGGATGGCCAGATCTACCCCGTCGAGTTCGCCGCCGGCGATGAGTGCCCACCCGAGTTGGAGGCCGGAGCGCTGGAGGTTGGTGCGATCGAGGCGGTCGATCCGGACGCGGCCGCGAAGGCCGCGGTTCTGGAACAGCTCGAAGCCGCCGGCATCACCTACGACAAGCGCTGGGGCCTGGCCAAGCTTCAGGCCGCGCTGGAAGCTGGCAAGAAGGGCTGATCCGTGGCGCTGCTGACGCCCATCCAGTGCCGCGCGCAGTGTCGCGTCGACGGTGACTATGCCGATGATGAGCTCGCGTGGTTGCTTCAGTCGGCCGAGGATGTAGCTGCGGCTTACCTCAACCGCACGATCTATGCGGACCAGACGGCGCTGGACGCCTCGCTGACATCCCTGCCATCGGACAGCGCTACTGCGGCGTCCGCCTACGCTGCGGCAGTGGCCGCGGCCTCGGTGGAGGCAGACCACGCGAAGGCGGACGCGATGCGATCTGTCGCCACGCAGAAACTCGCGACCTACCAGCTCGCGGAGCGGCGCCGGCTCCTTGGCGTCGTCGCGAATGGGAGCATCCTGGCCGCGATTCGCCTGACGCTCGGGCACCTCTGGGCCAATCGGGAAGATGTCTCCGTTGGCGCGGTACCCACTGAACTGCCGATGGGGGCAAAGGCCATCCTGCGGCCGTATCGCCTGGTGCAAACGCCATGAGGGCGGGCGAACTGAACCGACGGCTCAAGCTGCTGAAGCCCAGCCAGGTCAAGGACGGTTTCGGCGACGTCGTCGAGACCTTCGCGGAGGTGGCCGAGGTCTGGGCAAAGGACGAGCCGCTGTCGCTCAAGGGGATGGCCAGTGCGAAGGTCGCCATTCTGGGCGGCGCTGAGACGGCTATCGGACTGCGCTACATCACCATCCGCTACCGGGCCGACGTGACCACGCAGTGGCACCTGGCCTTCGTGGGCGGCCGGTTGGATGGGCAGCAGCTGGCGCTCAAGGATGTTCGGGATGCTGGCGACGGCATCCGCATGTTCCTGATCGCGCAGGCGCTCAATGGCTGACTTCGATCTGCAGGTGCTCGGCCTGGCTGAACTGGAACAGTCGTTGCTGCAGCTAGCTGAGCCGGCTGCGCGGCGCGCGCTCCGCAAAGGCATGCGCCGCGGCGCCATCGTGATCCGCAACGACGCGCGTGCCCGCGTCCGCGTGGCCTCCGGCCGGTTGCGGCGGGCGATACGGAGCCGGGAGCGCAGCGACGAGCAGGGGTGGATCCGAATCGCGATCGAGGTACCGCGTTCGGCCTTCTATGGCCGCTTCGGCGAATACGGCACGAGCAAGATGGCGGCATGGCCGTTCATGCGGCCGGCGGCCGAAAGCAAGACAGAGGAGGCGGTGACCGCCATGCGTGACGCAATCGCCGAAGCGGTGGCGCTGGAGATGCAGAGGGCTCGGCGATGACGCTGGACGAAAAGCTGGTGGCAGCCATGAATGTCGTCACGCCCGCCGTGTTCTCCGCGCCGGCCAAGAATCCTCCGGCGCTCTATGCGACCTACCAGCGCCCCGCGGGACGCCGCCACGCCACGCTGAACTCTGGCCTCGGCGCCGAGCGCGCGACGTTCCAGATCGACGTGTGGGGGCCAGCCAAGGGCGCCACCCGGTTGCTGGCTGACCAGCTCAAGGATCAGCTGCCGCGCATGCTGAAGGTGGGCGACCTCACCGACAACCCGGACGACTACGAGGAAGACACCGGGTTGCACAAGGCCAGCTTCGACGTAGTGGTCTGGGCCTGAGCCAAGACCGTTTTACTCCACGGCCGCCGCGAGGCGGCCTTTTTCTTTCCCGCAAGAGGACACAGCAATGGCCGAAAACCAGGCAATCTCGGCGCAGGACTCTGCGCTCTACGTCAAGGCCGGCACCGCGCCGACCGCACTCAACGACCCCACCAAGTACACCGAGGTGGACGGCATCACCGGCTTCCCGTTCGGTCGCGGCCAGGCCAACACCCTGGACGCGACCAACCTGCGGTCCAAGCAGATCGAGAACATCGCCGGCCTGTCGGGCGGCCAGGCAGTCCAGGTGTCGGGCCAGCGCTGGCCCACCGGCAAGTCCGCAGGCCAGGACATCCTGCAGGCGGCCAACCCGAAGGACGACCTGTACTTCCTGATGGTGCTCCCGTCGGGCGACGCCGCCACCTTCGTCGGCAAGGTCTCCGGCTTCAACGTCAACCCCGGTGTCAACGCGGTGCTGACCTTCACCGCCGACCTGTTGCCGCGCAACTTCACCCTCGTCACCCTTCCCGCGTCTTCCGGAACCTGAGCCCCATGAATCTCCTCACGAAACAGCAGATCCTTTCCGCCGACGATCGCGCGGTCGAAGACATCGAAGTCAAGGAATGGGGCGGCGCGGTCCGCGTCTCCACCATGTCGGCCAGCGACCGCGACAAGTGGGAGCAGGACACCTACGGCGGCGAAGCCACCAAGACCGAGGATTTCCGCGCCCGCTTCGTGTCGCTCTGCCTCGTCAACGAGAAAGGTGCGCGCCTGTTCACCGACAAGGAGGTCGCCCAGTTGGGCGGCAAGTCGGCTGCGGCGCTGGACAGGGTATTCCGCGCCGCCCAGCGCATCAATGCCCTGGGCGTGGTCGAGGCCGAGGCCGCCGAAAAAAAATCCTGAGCCGGCCCGAGCGCCGGCTGCAGTTTCGGCTCGCTTGGCGCCTCGGCTACGCGCATCCGGACCAGATGCTGGCAGGCCTGACCTCCCGCCAGCTCTCGGAGATCTACGCGTTCGCGGCGATCGAGCCGCTGGACCAGCCCCTGCAGAACATGATCGCGCAGCTGACCGACGTGCTGGCGCGCGTGCATGGCAACGACACGACCCACGAGGACTTCCTGCTGGTGCGCCGCGTGCAGTCGCCGGTCGAGGACGCCAGGCAGCGGTCCCAGCAGCTGCTGGAGATGTTCCAGGCCGCTGCACGTCAGAACGATGCGGCGGCGCAGGCCGCATGAAGTCACTTCATGCGCTTATAGCACCGGACCTCCCAACGGTCAGGCTGCTGCTTGAAGTACTCGTAGCCTGCATCGTTCTGTTGCGGTGCATCTAGCGGCCGCACGAAGCAGTCGTAGCCGGCGTCGTGCTGCGCATCGAAGAACCGGTGCATTTCGGCGCGATCCGTGAATGTGCGTCGCATGTCCGCGGTATCGCGCCGCGGCATGAATTGAATTGCAGAGGCCGCGCGCCGCAGGCGCGCTAGCAGCTTCGAAACGTCCATGTGTGTCGCCGGTTCCCTGAGCTGGCCCGCGAACTATCGCACACCCGAAAACCCCCGAACAGAGACCGCTGCAGGCGGTCTTTTTGCTTTCTGGAGCCTCCCGCGTGACTTCGACCGCCGCAACCATCGACGTGTTGTTGCGGGCCAACACGGCCGCCTATCGCGCGGAGATGGTGAACTCGGCTCGGGTCACGACCCAGAGCCTGAAGGCGATTCAGGCGGATGCCGCGCAGACGGCGACCTCGATCGCCAACCTCAACCGCGCCGCGGCTGGCTTCCTCGGGTTCACGGCGGTCGCTGCCGGCGTGCGGTCGCTGATCGACGCGCAGAAGTCGATCCAGCAGATCCACTACGGCCTGCAGGGCGCGACCGGCTCGGCCGCCGTGGCGGAGAAGGCTTACGCGTTCGTCTCCCAAACTGCGAAGGAGCTGGGCCTCGACCTGGAGACGGCGGCCAAGAGCTTCACCAGCATGTCGGCCTCTGCGACCGCCAACGGCGTGGCACTGCGCGACCAGGAGGAGCTGTTCCGCCAGCTGTCGCGCTCGGCGACGGTGATGCACCTGACTAGCGATCAGGTTTCGCGCGCTACCACCGCGCTGAGCCAGTCGTTCGGCAAGGGTAAGTTCCAAGCCGAGGAACTACGGCAGCAGTTGGGCGAGGCGATCCCCGGCATCGTGCCGCGCTTCATGCAGGCGGTCGCCAAGATGAACGAAGGCACGGCGCTGGCCGGCAAGTCCTTCGACAAGCTGCTGCAGGACGGGGACCTCAACGCGCAGAAGTACCTGCCGGCGATGATCGAGGCCCTGCGGCAGACGGGCCGTGGCGCGGAGGATGCGGCCAAGGGCCTCAACGCCGAACTCAACCGCCTGTCCTCGGCCTGGTACAAGCTCAAGGTCGACGCGAGCGGTGGCGTCTTCAGCGAGGCCGCGACGGCGTCCGTCCGTCTGATGGCCGAGAACCTGGACAAGGTTGCCGGGGCCGCCACGATCGCCGCTGGCGTCGTTGCCGGCCGCCTGTTGGGCTCAGGGGCCAGGACCGCATACAGCGCCGTCGCGGCGCCTATCGCCGAGCGATCCGCTGCCGCCACGCAAGCCAGCGAGATGGCCAACCTCGCCCTGCAGAGGACGCGCGAGACGACGGCGCAGATGGACCAGGCACGTGTGTCAGTGCGCTCTACCGCTGCTTGGAAAGCGCAGACCGAGGCGGCCAAGGAAGTGGCTCGCGAGGAATTGAGCGTCGCGTACGCCGCCAAGGAGGCCGCTCAGCGAACCCTCGATCACCAGGCCGGCGCTGCAACGCTCTCGGCAAATCTGCGCGCCCAGCGTGAGGCGCAGGAGGCAATGGTTGTCGCCCAGCGCAACCTCAACCGCGCCCAACTCGAATACAACGCCACTGTGGCCTCCGGGGTCAAGGCTGATGCTGCGTCCACGGCTGCGAAGGTGCGTCTGACGGCTGCTCAGGATGCAGCGGCCATCGCAACGAACGAACTTGCCGCAGCCAGGATTCGGGAGTCGGCCGCCGGGTCGGCGGCAGGCTTGGGCAGCATGGTCTCCAGCGGCCTGAAGAGTGCCGGCTCGGGGCTGCTGGCGCTGGCCGGCGGCCCTTGGGGCGCCGCGGCGATCGCCATCGGCAGCGTGGCGGTGGCCTACACGGACCTCGTGCGCAAGTCGGAAGAGGCGCGCGCCGAGTACCAGCAGCAGATCAAGTCCCTGGACCTGATGCGGCTGTCGATGCAGGACACGGTCGAGCAGTACAACAAGGGCAAGAAGTCGATCGCCGACCTGGCCGAGGAATGGAACACCTCCGGCCAGGCCATGAAGAAGAACGAGGAGCGCATCAAGGCGCTCCAGGCGGCCATCGACAACTACCAGGGCCGGATCAAGGAGGCCCAGACCTCGACCCGTGAGGGCTCGGGCCTGCGGATCAGCGCTGACTACGAGGGGCTGCAGAAGGCCCAGGCCGAACTGCAGAAGTTCCAGGACCAGGTCGCGCCGGTACGCGCGAAGTTCGTCGAGCTGGAGTCGACCCTGCGCTCGTCGCTGGACCCGGCCGTGTTCGAAAAGCTGCGCGCTGCGGCGCTCAAGGCCGACGACGTCCAGTTCGCAAAGGTGTTGGCCGGCCTGAGCGACATCCAGCGCCAGGCGCTGTTTGCCGCGGACGCGCTGCGCAAGATCAGCCAGACCGGCACGGACGAGATCTGGACGCGCCAGGTCGCGCGCCTGAAGCGCGAGCAGGGCGACTACCAGGCGTGGCTGGCCACCGAGGCCAAGAAGTACATGGAGGCCACCGGCACCAACAACTTCGCCTCGGCTTGGAAGGTGCTGACTCCCGAACAGCAGCAGGACTTCATCAAGCGGCGCGAGTTCGTGAAGGCGGACGTGGCCGCGGAGAAGGAGTGGAAGGACCAGCAGAAGGAGAACACTGCTGCCGCGCGCGAAAGCGCGTCGGCGATGAAGCAGCAGGAGGGCCAGTACGCCTCGATCATCGACCGCATCCAGAAGCAGATCGCCCTGGACAAGGAGCAGATGGGCCAGACCGAGAACATGACGGCCGCCCAGAAGCTGCAGGTGGCGGTGACCACCGAGCTCGCCTCCACCAAGAGCAAGCTGTCGGACGAGGAGGAAAAGCGCGTCCGCACGCTGCTCGACGAGGCGGTCGCCCAGGGCAAGGCCCTGGCCGCGCAGCAGTCGGCGAAGAAGGCGACGGAGGATCTGCTGCGGCTCAAGAAGGAGCTCAACGAAGCCGCGCGCACCCAAGAGCAGGGCAACGCGGTCGATCTGCTCGGCATCGGCCGGGGCAGCGACGACGTGGAGCAGATGCGTCGGCGCATCCAGCTCAAGGACGATTACGACCGCCGGCTGACTGACCTCAACGACCGTAACGCGACGGCCAACAACGGCGCCGGGTACACCGACAAGCAGTACAAGGAACAACTCGACGCGCTGGACGGCTTCCACGCATCTGCGCTTGAGCGGGAAGCGGTCTACCAAGAGCAGCGCAAGGCATATCAGGCCGACTGGGCGAACGGCGCGATTCGCGCGTTTCAGGACTATGCGGCTCAGGCCGCCAACACCGCCGACCTAACCAATACGCTTGTCAGCGGCCTGTATTCGGGGCTGGAGGAGTCGGCACTCAGCTTCTCGAAGACGGGGAAGCTGACCTTCTCCAGTCTTGCGGATTCGATCCTTGCCGATCTGCAGCGCATCGCGGTGAAGAAGGCGGTTATGGGTCTCGCAGGTGCTATCACTGGAGGCGGCGGCACCACGGGCAGCCTTCTGGACCTCTTCTCCGGCGGCTTCATGGACTTCGACACCGGCGGCTACACCGGCCCCGGCGGCGTGAAGGAGCCGGCGGGTGTCGTGCACAAGGGCGAGGTGGTGTGGTCCCAGCCCGACATCGCCCGCGCCGGCGGCGTCGCTGTCGTCGAGGCCATGCGCCGCGGCCACCGTGGCTACGACACCGGCGGCGTGGTCAGCGGCGGCGCGCGGATCCGGGTGCCTTCCCAGCAGGATGCCGCGCGCTACCACGGCGGCGGCCAGGGCAGGGTCGTGCAGCAGACCCTCAACGTGAAGATCGAAGGCCGCCCCGACGGCCGCACACCTGACCAGTTCGCGCGCGCGACTGCGCGAGAGACAGCAAGGGCACTGGCATAACCATGGACTACATCGACGCGAGACTGTCGGACCTCGTCGCGTTCGGCTTTTCCGGAGGCCCGGAGTGGAGAACGCGCATCGTGCAGCTCAACAACGGCCAGGAGCAGCGCAACGCGCAGTGGCTCTACCCGAAAAGCCGCTTCAAGGCGCAGTACCTCAACCTGCTTGAGGCAGCCAGGGACGAGATCCAGGCCGCGTTCAACGCGGCGCGCGGGCAGCTCTACTCATTCCGGTTTCGCGACTGGAACGACTTCCTCGCGCGTGGCGAGCGCATCTACCCGATCGCCGGCACCCGTGACCCGGTACAGCTCATCAAGAGCTACACCATGGGCGCCGTCACCACGATCCGGAAAATCCAGGCGCCTGTCGCTGAGACCGTGACGGTGCGCGACAACGTCGCCGGCGTGGTGGCTGGAACGCTCGACGCGTCGCTCGGGTTGTTCACCCCGGCCAGTGCCTGGGGTAGCACGCCGTACACCTGGAGCGGCGAGTTCGACCTGTGGGTGCGCTTCGACAGCGACTACAACGCCTTCACCATCAACAACCGCAGCGGCGACGAGTTCGTGGCCACGGCCGACATTGAGCTGGTGGAGGTCCGCCGGTGAAGGAGATCCCGACCAAGTTGCGCGACCACCTCGCGCAGGAGTGCACCACCACGTGCACGCTGCTCAAGGTCGTGTGCGCAGGCTCCTTCGCCGGCCGCGTGCTGGGGTTCACCAGCCTGGACGAGACGCTGGTCTACAACGACGGCCTGCACACCGTCAGCTACTCGCGTGACAACGGCTTCGTGCCGTCGGCCTACGAATCGTCGTCAGAGCTGTCGCCGGACAATACCGACGTGGCCGGCTACGCGACCAACAGCGGCATCACCATGAGGGAGGTGCAGGCCGGCCTGCTGGACAACGCCGAGGTGACCATCTACCGCGTGAACTACATGGACCTGTCGATGGGCCACGAGGTGATTGGCTACGGCAAGACGGGGCGGCAGAAGCCCAATGGAAAGGGGTGGCGCGTCGCGTTCAAGAGCGTGCTGCGGCTCATGGATCAACCCATCAACCCGACATGGTCGCTGACCTGCAAGGCGCAGTGGGGGGATTCTCGCTGTGGGATGCCGCTTGAATGGTTCGAGGGCACCGTCGGCGCAGTCGGTGACGATCCGATGCGCATCTTCGTGCCGGCCGGCCTTGCCCAGGACGCCGGCTATTTCGCGCCAGGGGTCGTGGAGTGGCTATCCGGTGCCAACGCCGGCGCCGACATGGAAGTCGAGGCGTACTCGCAGGCGCGCGTACAGCTTTCGCTCACGATGTCCTATGCGATCAAGAAGGGCGACCGGTTCCGAATCCGCCGCGACTGCGACAAGCTCGCGTCGACCTGCAAGGCGCGCGGCAACAAGCTGCGGTTCCGAGGCGAGGACTTCACGCCTGTAGCCCAGGCCGCGCTCATGGTGCCCGGCGCATACGCCAAGGTGCAGTCGTGAGGCGGCCGGAGGAGGCCATCGCGGCGGCGCGCGGGCTGCTCAAGGTGCCGTGGTTGCACCAGGGGCGCAACCCTCGCGTAGGCATCGACTGCGTGGGCCTGCTGGTGCTGGCCTATGCCCTGGACTACGACCACACGAGCTACTCCACCCATCCGCATGCCGGCCAGCTTGAGGAGCACCTGGAGCGCGCACTGGGCCCGCATCGCCTGGAGCAGCCCGGCGTGTCCGCCGATAGCCTCCGACCTGGTGACGTGCTGGCCATGACCAGCCCCGGCGGCAGGACGGCTCGCCATGTTGCTCTGGTCGCCGACTACGTCCACGGCGGCCCCTCGATCATCCACACCGACTCAGCGCTCGGCTGCGTCGTCGAGTGCGCGCTGGACAGCGGCACCGTCACTCAAATCCACAAGGTCTACAGCCCATGGGCGGCTCTGCAAGACAAATAGCCGGCGGTGTCGTCGGCGCCGTCATCGGTTACTTCGTCAGCGGCGGCAACCCGACCGGCATCGCCTGGGGTTTCTCGATCGGTGCCGGCATCGGCGCGTCGACGATCACGACGAACGTCTCCACCCCTCGGCTCACCGACGCCGTCAACCAGACGAGTACGGTGGGCGGCACGATCGCCCAGGGCTCCGGCGCGTTCCCTTGCAGCGGCAACCTCATCTGGGTCTCCGGTCTCAAGGAAACCAAGGTCAAAAAGAAATCGGGCGGCAAGGGTGGTGGCGGCACGTCCACGACCAGCTGGCGCTATTCGCGCAGCTACGCCATCGGCGTGTGCCTCCACGACATCGACCAATTCATCACGATCAAGCGCAACGGCAAGGTGGTGTACACGGTCGATCCGTCGGCGTCTGTGGACGACGTGGGCTACTCCAGGCAGTGGGCGGCCAAGGTGCGCATGTACCTCGGCTCCGAGACCCAGATGCCGGATCCGACCATCGAGTCGCTCGAAGGCGCCGGCAACGTGTCTGCGTATCGCGGCCTGGCCTACATCGTGGTCAAGGACGACGACCTGACCGACCTACTCGGCGCGGTGCCGCAGTATGAGTTCGTGGTGAGCCGGACGATCCGGAAGGCCAATGACCCCGTGCTCAATGGCATCAAGGCGGTGACGCTGATCCCTGCGACCGGCGAATTCCTGTACGCCACGACGAAGCACAGCGCGGAACTCGGCGTGCAGTACTTCGAGAAGGCCGACTTCAACTTCCTCGCGAACAACGGCAAGTCCGACATCGAGAACTCGATGGATCTGCTTGCGCAGACGCTGCCGAACTGCGACACGGTCGCCATCGTTGCCTCGTGGTTCGGCACGGATCTGCGGGCGGACCAGTGCGAGATCCTGCCGGGGTGGGCCAAGGGCGACGGTTGGGGCCGGATCTACTGGGATGGCGGCAACTCCACGCAGTGGATGGTCAACGGGTCGAAGTGGGACGGCGACGGCGGCCGGGTCTGGTACATCACCGGGGCCGGCCCCTATGGCACTGAGCCGGTCTATGGCGCGACGCCTTCCGACAACTCGATCGTCGAGGCAATCGCCTTCCTGAAGTCCCGAGGGAAGCGGGTGATCTTCTACCCGTTCATCATGCTCGATATCCCGAGCTCGAACTCGAAGCCGAACCCCTACAACCCAAGCGCGTCGCAGCCGGCAAACCCGTGGCGTGGCCGCATCACCTGCCACCCCGCCTACGGCGTCGACGGGTCGCCCGATGGCACCAGCGCTGCCGCCGCGCAGGTCAATACCTTCTTCACCCGCGACTACGGGTTCAACCGCTTCATCAACCACTACATCAACCTCTGCGCGCAGGCCGGCGGTGTCGACGTTTTCCTGATCGGCTCGGAGATGGTGGGCCTGACGAAGGTACGCGACTCGCAGACCAACTGCCCAGCGGTCGCGCACCTGCGCACGCTGGCCGCCAACTGCAAGCAGGCCATGCCGAGCTGCAAGGTGGGCTACGCCGCGGACTGGACGGAATACAAGGGCCACCAGTACGGCAACGATCTGATCTTCGGGCTGGACCCGCTGTGGGCTGACCCCAATATCGACTTCGTCGGCATCGACAACTACTTGCCGATCGCGGACGTACGGAGCGAGCAGAGCGGCAACCTGATCTACGACATCGACTACCTCAAGCGCAACATCGAGGGGGGCGAGTACTTCGACTGGTACTACCTCGATCGGCCGAACAACGTCAAGGCGCCGATCACCGACGGCAGCTATGGCGAGCCGTGGGTGTTCCGCCAGAAGGACATTCGCAGCTTCTGGTCGAACGAGCACCACAACCGGCTCGCCGGCGTGCGGCAGTCCAGTTCCACCGGCTGGGTGGCCAAGTCCAAGCCGATCTGGTTCACGGAGTTCGGTTGCCCGGCGATCAATCGGGGGCCGAACCAGCCGAACGTGTTCTACGACGCTAAGTCCTCAGAATCGGCGCTGCCGTACTTCTCCACCGGCGTGCGCGACGACGGCGCGCAGTACGCCTACCTGCGCGCGATGCTCGAATACTGGACCGCCAACGGCGGCGACATGCTGTCGCCGCGCAACATGGTGGCCTGGACTTGGGACGTGCGGCCGTTCCCGCACTTTCCGAACGAGATGCGCTGGGATGGCAAGAAGTCGCTCGGCTACTACTGGGCCGACCACGACAACTACGCGCGCGGCCACTGGCTGCAGGGCCGGCTGGGCATCTCGTCGGTCGCGGCGCAGATCCTGGAGTTGGCGGAACAGGTGGGCCTGGACCAGCAGCAGCTCGACCTCTCGGGCCTGGCAAACACGCAACTGCGCGGGTTCCGCCTCGCGTCGGAGTCGACGGCGCTGAAGGCGATCGAGCCGCTGCAGATGGCCTACCTTTTCGACGTGGCCGACTACGACAAGCGGATCCACTTCGTCCCGCGCGGCCAGTCGCCGGTCGTGGTCATTCCCTACGACGACCTGGTCGAGCCGGCTTCGGCCGACGACACGCCGCTCGACTTCGACCGCGTCGAAGAGACGACCCTGCTGCGCAAGCTGTCGCTGACGGCCTTCGACCCCACCATCGGGTACCAGACCAACACCCAGTTCGCCGAGCGCACGATCAGCACGATCCAGGCGACCGGTGAATCGAGCCAGGAGCTGCCGCTGACGATGACGCCGGACGAGCTGGCCACCACGGCGGCGCGGCGCATCAAGATCGCCTGGGGCGAGAAGGACAAGGCAGGGTTCCGGACGACGACGAAATACTCGCGGCTCACGCCTACGGACGAGGCCTGGGTCGAGGACGAGGACGGCGAGTTCCACCGCCTGCGCCTGACGCGGGTGGTGGAGGATTCCGGGGTTCTGACGTTCGAGGGTCAGCGCACCGCCGCCTACATCTACGATGCCGAGGGCACCGGCGTGCACGCGTACCCGCCGGCGAGCACGACGCCTGGCACCGTCGGCGCAACCACGGTGTACGTCCTGGATCTGCCGGTGATCAAGGACACGCAGGACGTCCTGGGTGTGCACGTCGCGCTGCTCGGCAACGGAGAGGGGTGGAACGGCGCGTCGATCCAGATCTCAACCGACGGCGGCGCCTCGGTCTACCAGAGCGTGGATGCGCCGATCGACTCGTCGGTCGGCTTCACGGTGACGGATCTGCTGGCCGAGCAGGGACCGACGTACCTGTCGAGCCAGGCGCTGACCGTGACGATGAGCGACCCGCCTGAGTCGATCAGCGAGGCCGCGAAGCTCAACTATGGCAACCGCATGGCCGTGCGCACACCCAGCGGCGCCTGGGAGATCATGCAGTTCGACCAGGTGGTGACCAACGACGACGGCTCCTACACCCTGGGTGGCCTGGTCCGCGGCCGCTACAACAGCACCACCGGCGCCATCCCAGCCGGCGCGGTGTGCGTGCTGCTCAACGACTACACCTACTTCCTGCCGATGGAGTCGTGGATGGCTACCGCGACGCTGCATGTGCGCGCGATCAGCAACGGCTTGACGGACGACGACGTCGAGTGGCACGGCTACAGCAACCTGCGCCGCTCGCAAACCGAGTGGCCGCCGGCGATGGTCAAGGCGGTGCGCGACAGCGCTAACGCGGTGACGGTGTCGTGGATCGGCCGCGGCCGCATCGGCGCCGAGATCTCGGCGCGCAACTCGCAGTATTTCGGCGGCTACAAGGTCGCATGGAGCGACGGAGTCGTGGCCACCACTACCGACACCTCGATCACCCGCGCCTCGGTTCCGGCCGGCGCGACCGTCCGCGTCTGCGGCATCAACATCCTCGCCGGCGACGGCGACTACTCCGACCCCGTGAGCACCTGATATGGCCAACACCCCGAACGTCGGCTTGCCGACGATGGACCCCAACGTCCTGCAGCCCTCTATCCCGTTCAACACGGCCATGCAGCTGCTGGACGCCGTCGCGCAGATCGTGGTCACGTCCACGGCCAACACGCCGCCGACCACCACCGCCGGCGACGTCGGCAAGGTCTACCTGATCGACAGTGCGCCCACGGGCGCCTGGGCGGGGAGGGCAGGCCAGTTGGCGCTGTGCACCGCGCCGTCGCTGTGGGCCTACCTGACGCCGCGCGTGGGCTGGTACGCCGACATCGGCGGTGGCCTGAAGCGCTTGAGCAGCAGCGGCTGGGTGGCTGTGGGCGGCGGCTCGGGCGACTACGTCAACAGGGCCGGCGACACGATGACGGGCCAACTCAGCGCGCCCAAAGTCTATTCGTCCGGTGACCTGGTGGCGGTGCTGACCGCCTACGCCCAGCAGTTCCAAGCGCGTTTCGCCAAGGGGCAGGACGGCCAGCCGGATCAGACCGAGGGCTGGCTGCTGCAGACGCTCGACGCCGACGGCAACAGCCTGGGCGGTATCTACGCCAACGCGTCCGGCCTGAGCCTGGTCAACAACAAGGGCGGCGGCTGGAGCCAGCTGCAGATGCTCAACAACGGGCAGATCCTGCTCAACGGCTGGGCGCCGCAGGGCCGCAACCTGCTGATCAATGCCGACATGCAGATCAACCAGCGCGTTTTCGGCGGCGGCGCGCTCGCGGCCGGAGCCTATGGCTACGACAGGTGGAAAGCCGGCAGCGGTGGCTGCAACGTGTCGGTCAACGGCTCAGGGGTGATAACCCACACCAGCGGCCCGCTGGTGCAGATCGTCGAGGCGCCCTCGGGCGTCTACGGGGGTAACGTAACGCTGTCGGTGCAGGATCCCAGCGGCTCAATCGACGTGTCGGTGGGTGGCGTCACCGGCACCATCACCGCCGGCAGCGGTCGCCGCGGCGTCACCCTGGCGATCCCGTCCAGTGGCAGCGGCAACCTCACTGTGCAGCTGACGGCCACGAACGTGACCTACAGCCTTCCGCAGCTAGAGCGGGGCGGCGCGGCCAACGCGTTCGAGTACAGGCCGAAGTCAACGGAAATGCAGCTGTGCAAGCGCTACTACGAGAAGTCCTACCCGGCTTCGGTCAAGGCCGGCACTGTGACGGCCGAGGGCTACGTGAATTGGTTCTTCAATCTAAGCAGCTACGGCATGTCCTACATGGTGCCCTTTCAGGCAGATAAAGCTGGGACCCCCGCGGTGACGCTCTACAGTCACGAGACCGGCGCCGCTGGCAAGGTGCGCGACGTGCAGGCTGGCGCAGACGTGGAGGCGCGAGTTGGGGGGCAGGGGCCGGCAGGCTTCCGGAATTACTTCGTGCCGTCCTCGACCCCGGCGCAATTGAATGTCGGCCACCACTGGGTGGCGGAGGCGGAGCTGTGACCGACTACCAACTGACCGAAGATCCGAACGTCGTCATGCGCCTCGCCGATGGCGCGTTCATCCCTCGCGGCCACCGCTGGTGGGGCGAGTACGAGGAATCGCTGGCGGCAGGCAACGCGGCGGCCCCGGTGCCGGTGACGCGCGCCGACCTGGTCGCGGAGACCAGGGCCCGTATCGGCGCGTGGCTAGATCAGGTCGCGCAATCGCGCGGCTACGACAGCATCGTGTCGTGCGCATCCTATGCTGCCAGCACCAACGAGCAGTTTCGGGCCGAAGCCGCGGCGGCGATCGCGTGGCGCGACGCCGTCTACGCCAAGGGCTACGAACTGCTGGCCAGCACGCCGGAGGGTGTCGAAACGCCGGAGGCGGTCTTGGCGCTGCTGCCGCAGCCGACGGAGTTCGGCTGGCCGGCGACGTAGGAATTTGCCGACACCTTGGTGGGGAGCGCCCCGATACCGCGCCTCCGGCAGCCATGGGACTCTATCGCTACCGGACGCGGGGCCAGCATGGCCGCTCAACCCGCGGGCGCCTGAGCAGCGCCTGGCCGGCTACGAAGCGTGCCGCTTCAGCAGGCGCCGCAACTCATCGCGGCAGGCCCGCAGCGTGGCCGCTGATGCGTCCATGCCATCGCGATGGCGGTCTGCGGCCTCTTGATCCCACTCGGCGATCAGGTCTTGCAGTTCGGCCAGCAACTCGTCCATCCGCGCCTCCAAGGTGTGGGTGTCCACCACGATAGCCGGCCTCCAAATACCGAGTGTGACGCGGAGTAGGCCCGCAATCAGCTTGCCAGGCTCTCCAGGGCGAACTGGACTGGGTAAGGGGCAGCCCTGTACGTGGGGTGGTCAGGCGACACCAAGTAGTAGCGCAGTTGCCGCTCGCTGATACCAATGCGGGCGGCCGCCTGGCGCTGAGACAGGCCCGTGCTTTCAATCAGCGCCCGGAGATACTCCGGGCGCGGGTCATGCTTCGAAGCGTCTGGGCTCATGCGAACGCTGCGAGCATTTCATCGATTCGCTGCTGGTCGTGGGATGCATCCGCGCCCAGCCACTTCACGTAAGCGTCCACGCTAGCCTGATCATCCGCATCGACCGCAACCTGCGTCGGACCCGACTGCGCGAGAAAGCTGTTGTCGTCGAAGACGTAGATCGTGTAACCCTCGCCGTTCCAGATCTGGTCCTTCGCGATGGCTAGGGATTCGGCCGCCTCGGAAGCAGTGGTCGTGTCGTTGTGCTGCTGCGCAATCTGCTGGGCAATCTTGGCCATGAGCCTCTCCTTGTAGCGCCGCGCCGGGGTGGCTGGCATGGATGTAAATTAGGCAATATGTTCCTAACGCGCAAGGGGTTCCGGTGCTTTTGGTAGACAACCCGCTATTCCGGGGTCTTGGCGTGTTGTATGACAGGATCTCTCGCCCTAGCTTCGCGGCTGCGACCCAACACGGAGTGTTCCCATGCGCAGCCTGAAGTTGCTTGTCCCCGCGATTCTCCTTGCCCTCACTGCGGGCGCGGCCGGCGCCGCCAACAAGAAGCCGAACCCGGCCGACCTCATTCCCGGCTTGGGCGAAAGCGTGCCGGCCGGCGCGAAGAACATCAGCCTGTCGCCGAAGTTCAAGGTGTACAAGTTCAGCAAGGACGGGCTGGACTATGTCCAGGTCAACTCGTTGAAGGACGAGGTGCTGTCGGTCACCATCGTCACGCCTGGCGTCCAGTCGAATCTGCCGATCGGACGCGCCGCCGAAACGACCATGGCGGTCGTCAACGACGACAAGCAGCAGCCCATGGGAATGGTGACCGCCGCGGCGACGTGCCCATGCAGCTCCCAGGTAATCTACGACGACGCCACCACCCGCATCGTCGTGATCTACGGCGCCAACGGCGAGTACATCCAGACCGTGGTCATCGACAAGCGCACCCCGAGCACCCCGAAGCCGAACACCTGA